CTTTGGAAATTTCCATAAACTCAGCATATGCTTCATCATCTCCAAACTTTACTCCACGAACATACAAATCCCTCGCCTCATGCATGAGTTTTTCTGTTTCAGGAGCAAAGGTAATAGTTTCTTCTTTCAGAGGAATCCTCATACGTTTGATACACCCCATACTAAATTTCATAGCACGTCGCGTATCCTCAATAGAGAGTTTGTATGAAGCATCATCTCTGTGTGCATATTGAATGATTCCATTCGTACATTCCATCACACGAAGAACAGCGATTTTATCCAGTTCTTCCTCAGGAAGATCGCTATAGATTTGTTTCCAATCTTTCATGATAATAGTTTACTGAAACTGATAGCTAGAAGAAATCCTAGCATAATGACAATATCCCAAGACTTTGTTTTAGCAAAATATGGAATTGAAATAGTGTCAGCAATGACATTCATTACGACACCAGCAAGAACATTAACGTGTAAAACAACGAAGTAGGCAGCGATAACTGTAATGCTACCTACGATTCTCATTCTAGTGAGTGTTTTCATCCAAAGGTTGAATCAGGTTCAAGTGCAATGTAGTATGTCAGATCATGATTCTTACTGGTGAAACGAGACAGAAGTTTCTGAGAAACAACAACCTCATAAGTTCCAGGAAGAATTTTGATATTCTCTACTTTGAAGTTGAAAGAGAATTCAGATTCAGTTTCACCAACAACGATAGAGAAGTCATTAGAAGTATCGTTCTTCTTATCACGGACAACAATCTTGACAACACCATTCTCACCAACTGCAGAGAGATCAGGCAGTTGATAAACAGCAGATGCTTTCAGCAGTTTATCAAGTTGTTCAGTGCTCAACTCAAAGGATACATCTTCACTAGGAAGATTGATTGCCTTATCAGGAGGAGTAACGATCACATTAGGATCAGCAAAGAAATACTTAGAACGCATCTTACCTTCGCGAATGACAACATAACCATCATTGGCAAAGTCCAGTTCAGGGCTGGCATGAAGTGTCAGTCCATTGAGAAACTGATTCAAATCATAGATACCAAAGTCCCTAGAAAACTCTTCATTGATTGTTGCTTCAGCGAGAATGTTCTTCATCACACTGATGGTGCGGAGTTTATTTCCCTCTTTGAAAAGAATAGACTGGTTGATAGAGGAGAAGTTTTTAAGTACAGAAAGAGTTTTATCAGAAAGTTTCATAGGTTCCCTTAGTTTCATTATGAAGTCCAGCAAAGTGATAGAGAAGGACACAATAGTGAATTGCCTTCAAAATATCTTGCTTTGACTTACCATTTTTCTTGCCAAAGCGAGAAAGATATTTAATCGCATTAGATCTGCAGAATGGCTCTGCATCACCAATACCTTCAATTAGATCAAGAGTCTGAGTTTTAGAATCTTGAGATGTGTAGTGAGATTTATATGTTGCGGAGAGGTACTCACGAACCTCTTTCATAGTTTTATCTTCTTCGTACTTCCAGAATCCATTTCGAGAAAGAGAATCTAGATTGAGATCAATTTGATCTTCAGGATTACATGGCATGTCAGTAAAAATAATGTTGTCGTCGGTTTGTAGACTATAAGTTAAACCATCATAATTGACAGAATAACCATCTAGTTTAATTGTATCATCAGACATTGTTAGTTCATCGTATAAAAAGGACCAAGAGTTTCCCATATTCTATCAAATAACTTCTGACTGGTCAATGGGATTGTAGTTCTTCATCTCATCTTCGTCAAGTGAAGGGAGGTTGAAGTCAGCATCCACTTTATCATACAGTTCCAGGAATGCTTGCTTGGTTTCATCATCGAAGCGATTCACACAGACACCAATTGCTTTTGCCTTGTCACCAAAGATGCTGTATGCCTTAACAATGTGAACCAGGCGACGAGTGCTGATGATCTCCTCAATACCACCATCATAGAAGGTCTTGCGAATGATGTCAGCCCAGTCAGCAAGACGCTTGCAGAAGTCAGCATCATCACAGATCTTGTTCAGGATCTTAGTCTCAGTAGCAGCAGTAGGATACTCCTGCTCAAAGGTCACAGGGAAACGCTCCAGGAATGCTTCGTTCAGCACATTGGTGCCAATGAAGCGACCATCATCAGAACCCTTACCCTTGGTGTTAGCAGTGGCAATGACGTTGAATCCAGTAGATGGTTGGATGAACTTTCCAATCTTCTTCAGGAAGACTCCTTTTCCTTCAAGGATCGATTGAAGGCAAAGAATTTTGTTGGAAGCCAGGTCAATCTCGTCAAGCAGTAGAATCGCACCGCGCTCCAGGGCTTCGATGACTGGACCATTGTGCCAAACGGTCTCACCATTGACAAGACGGAATCCACCAATGAGGTCATCTTCATCAGTCTCTACCGTGATGTTGACGCGGATGAGTTCGCGACCCAACGCTGCACACGCTTGCTCAACTGAGAACGTTTTGCCATTTCCAGAGAGACCAGTAATGAACGATGGATAGAAAATACGGGACTCAATAATTTTTTTAATATCACCGAAGTTGCCAAACTTGACGAAGGTATCATCTTTACGTGGGATAAGGTTTTGTTCGATTGCAGGCATAGCTGCAGGAGCAGTATAAGACGTTTCCAGTTCTTGAACAGTCTCTTTTGTTACTTCAAGATTCCACTTACCACGACCAACTTTGAAGTCAGTCAATTTGTTAGTGATGGTCTGATAGTTGAAATCATTCATGTTGCAGAATGCTTTGATCTCAGCAGAAGTCACAGACTCACCATAGGATTCACGGAGACAGTTGATGATGCTTTCTTTGGAGAGACCCATTTGTTTTGTTTGAACTGAAGTTATTATAGGGCAAAAAGAAAGGGTCCTAAGACCCTTGTGTTCACTTCTCAGATCGTCCATACTTGTATCGCATAGCCTGTAGCAACCATGCCTGAGTAAGAGACTTAGGACCATTCTCAAGAATATCCATTACCTTAGGATCCTTCTCTGATGCTTTCGCTATTTCTCTCCAGTTGTCTTTGTATTCGGTCATACCACCAAAGAAATAAATTCACCAAGAACTTTCTTATTTAGTTTCTTAGTCTTCAAAGACTTGATAAATGCAGACTTGATCTTTGCTTTAGTTGCACCTTCATCCACATCAAACTCAGTGTCCTGAGAAAGTGCAGATGCAGCAATGGCAAAGTAAGCATGATATCCAGACTTCCTGATAGTGAAACTACGTTGCTTCTTCCACTCACTCTGAGTTTTGATAAAATCACCACTCTCCTTACAATACAGTTTCATAAATGAACTTGCATCACGGCTCTCAAGAACACGAATACCAATAAAGTTTACATAAGGAAAATTATCTTTCAAGTTTGTAAGCATTTGATCTGCAAACCCATGGAATGAATAAGGAACCTTGTAAGTCTTACCAACCTTGCGATCACGAATAAAACAAGTGTCAGGATTCAAGCGACGAGCACCAATCTTTACCTCACCATTGTATTCATATTCAACATGGCGAGAAAGATGATTTGCTTCACCATCACTCAGAACAATACACTGAACCTTCTGCAGTTTGTTCTCACGTTGAAACTTAGGAAGAATCTGATGCAGAGCAACAAAGGCTTCATTCAGAGGTGTTCCTGAAAGTCCCATACGTTGAGGAATGCTATATGAACAACCCCAATTAGAATTAAGGTAGTGAGCAATCCTCCAAATATTAATCATTTGACTCTCAAGTTCCTTTACTGAAACTTTGCTAGTAAGAATATTCAACATAGAAAAATACTCAGGAACAGAAAAAAGATCTTCTTCTGCTTCATAGTGAGGTTTCACATCTGGTACATCATATCTACCAGTTTCATAATCAAATGCAGAACGATTCCATTCATTTGTAAAGGCATAAACCTCAAAAGGAATAGAAACTTTCTTACAGAACCAAATCAGATTGTAAAGTTGCTTGATAGTGTCAAGCATGACATTACTCATTGATCCACTCCAGTCAAGAACAAATACAAGACCATGATTCTTACCTTCAGCAAGAGTGGATACTTTCTTAAACAGATCTTCGTTGTACTTGTACTGATGCAGTTTGGAGCAATCAAGAACACCAGTGCGAGCAGTGGTGGCTCGAGCATAGGAATCTGCTGCTTTCTTACACTCAAACTCTTTTACGAGATAGTTGACCTCTTTCTGAGCAGATCGTTTGAACTGTACAAAGTCAGTATCTGCTTTCTCATAGATATCTTCATTTATTCTAACTTTCTGAGTTTCAAAAAATCGATCATTCTCAAAATGAATCTTCTTATTACTGATAATAACAGTGTCAAGATTTACTTTAGGAATTTCCAGGTAAACGTTTTCAGCAGAACATTTACCCACCAAGTCCCTCAGACTTTCTTCGAGATTACTTACAGTAGAGACTTCAGGTTCAATCTCTTCAGCACTGTCTCCTGTGTCAGTGGGTGATTGTGAGATAGGAGTGTTCTGAGATTGTTGTTCCTCTTGTTCATCAGATGAACCACCCTCAGATTTAGATTCAGGTTGACTTTCAACTTCTTCAGATTGCTGACCAGAAGAACCTTGAACTTGAGGAGGAGTCATGATGTTATCAATCTTCTCCTGCTCTTTCTCTTTTTTGCAGAACTTGTACAGAGCTTCTGCAGCAATTGCAACATCACCAAAAGTTTCTACATCAGAAATCATGTCAATGATTTCCTGTTCTTCATCAGTAAAATCAATGTCAATGTAGTTTCCAATCTTGAACCAGAGATTTGCACGATCACCAAGATTCATATTGGAAACATCTTCACCTTCCAGGCAGAAGAAGTCTTCGTCAGACAGTTCTTTATATCCACCATAGAAAGTCTTAGCAAGACCCATGTACTTGCGTTTCATCAACTTCTCAATACGTGCATCCTCAACGATATTGATGAAGGAGTGGGGGATACCTTTTGGAGGATCTTGATTTGGAGTGAAGAGAGCATGACCCACCTCATGGCCCACAAGCATGTCATACACTACGTTGCTTGCCTTCTCCCACAGAGGAAGAGTCAATACACGAGTCTGTACGTTGAATTGTGCAGTCTCAACATGACGATGCTCCACAACCAAGTCTTCAGTGGCAAGGAGCTTTGCAAGTTGGGATTTGATTTCGTGCTTAACTGCCATGGGTTTCTTTCGTATGTAACCATAATACGACAAAAGGTCGTCCATTAGACGACCCATGTGACACATATTCAACTGGTTGCGATATGAGAAAACCCTTTCGTTTTTTCAAATCTGATCACATTATCAAACCTATCATCCATTCCAGTCTTATGAGAGATTACAAATACGTTTGCATCTTTAACGACATATTTGATAATCTTTAGAAATTCCTCTGTACCAAATCCATCAAGAGAACTATCAAACACTTCATCCATGATCAATAGATTAGTGTTGACTGAGTTCTTCATCCTGGCCACTTCACGCCAGGTAAACAGAAGTGCTAGGTCGATTCTCATCTTCTCTCCCTCGCTGAAAGAAGCATAAGAAAAGTCTTCATGAATTGGGGACTGGACGGTTTCGTTGAATTCCTCATCAAGTGTGAAGTTGATGTAAAAGTCCATCATTTGAAGATAACGATTGACTTGCTGATTTATCAGCGGTAGGTACTTCTTAATGATTTTGGATTTAACTCCACCGTCTTTAA